GGGTGCAGAACCCAACTTCCGCACCTTTTCGTCTGTCCTGTCGGATGCGGATACCACTTACTACGCCATCATTGATGACAGCAACCTTGCCTTTGAGGTTGGTCTAGGCACCTATGCAAGTAGCGGCAACACAATAACCCGCACCACGGTTCTTGCTAGTTCCAACAGCAACAATGCCGTGAGTTTTAGTGCGGGAACTAAAGATGTGTTCCTGACCTACCCTGCGGATAAATCTGTGAATAGGGACGCTTCTGGCAATGTGTCTGTTAGCGGCGGTGTAACTGCAACATCTTTCACTGGCCCTGTCACAGCCACCCAGGTAGACCTGACAGGTCAGGGTGACCTGCGGCTACAGGATGCCTCTGGCGGTCAGTACGTTGCATTACAGGCTCCAGCTACCGTGGGGTCTAGCTTTACTTTTACCCTGCCTTCTGCCGATGGCTCTGCTAACCAACTTCTCCAGACCGATGGCTCTGGGAATCTCAGTTTTACCACCGTCAACGCATCTCCCAGCTTTACGGCAACGGCAGATGGATCGCTTGCAGATGGTGATCCGGCTGTATTGACGCCCGAGGGAAAGGTTAAAAAACCGGTTGTCGCCGCAGAAGCAACTGGTTCTCCGGCTATTTTTTCAACGGGCTATGGTGGTTCTGCCGCAGACACAGACAATATAGTTTTTGTGTATGACACGACTAACAACAAGGTCGTTGCAATATATGACGATGGTTCAAATTCCAGTACTTTGAACGCCAAAGTTGGAACCATAAGTGGAACGTCGATTTCATGGGGAAGCAATGTCGTTGCTTATTCTTCGTCAATGGGTTCGGGCGACAGAAATTTTCACGCGGCATTTGACGAGGCCGCAGGAAAAATTGTAGTTGCTTTTGCTTCGACCTCTGAAGGCTTGGTGATTGTAGGCACTGTTTCTGGAACCTCTACATCATGGGGTAGCACTGCAACATTCAACGCTGGCTCTACTGAAGAGATTGGTGTTGCTTATTCTCCACAGCAACAAAAATGCATTGTTTTGTTCAAGGACAACACAAACAGCACTTATGGCACGGCTGTCCCAATAACGATCAGCGGGACAACCCCCACCGCTGGAACAAAGGTTGTATACAACAGTGCGTGGACGGGTTACAACAGAGCCGCGTTCGACCATAACAGCGGTCAGTTTGTGGTGGCATACCAGAACGGCAGTGGAGGCTCTGGTCAAGTAAAAGGCGGTAATTTAAACGGAACAACAATAACCTTTTCCGATCAAGGCGTAGGTTTAAAAGATTCTGGACAGGGTGGTGCGGGTAACTCCCGTTATGTATCTATTGCTTATGCCCCCGATACGGGTTTGTTTTGTGCCGCATATCAAGCAGAAAGCGACAATGATCTGTATGCGACTTTATTCAGAATCACTAAAGACGATAGTGGCAAGCCTTTTCCGACGTTAGCGAACAATCTTTATGGTTTAAAGGTTGATGGTGCAGACGCCACCTATGTTGAAATTATTTATCATCAAGCCGCTCATCAGTTTTTGGTGGTCTATGCGAGGGCGGCGGCGGCGTATTTAAGCGTCAAGCCTTTGATTGTTTTTCCAAACCAAAGCAACATGGCTTACTCAACCAGCGACCAATATGCCGCTGTTGGCGCATTCTTTAACAGTACCCTGAAGATCATACTTTACAGTGCAGTGGAGCATATAGGCGCTTGCTATGACCCAGATACGCAACAGATGGTTATTGGTTACGCCGATAACTCAGGGGGCGGCGATGACGGAAAGGGCAAGGGTCTAATTTATAACCCTTTAAGAACGGATGTAAGTGGGGTCAATTTTGCAGGGTTTTCAAACGGCGCGTATTCTGACGGAGACACTGCCACAATACAGATTTCGGGCGCAGTTGATGATGCTCAGTCTGGCCTGTTCCCCGGAGGGGAGTATTACGTTCAAGATGACGGAACATTAAGCGCAAGCAATCATGGGGCAATTAACCAAGACGGCAGTAGTTCCACTACGAATTTTCCTAGTCAGAAGGTAGGCACAGCCTTATCTGCCACGCAAATTAAGATAGCGTAACAAGGCCATAATCAATGAAGACTATTACTGAAAACTCAACCAAGCTATCTAAATATCTGTTTGAAGATAGCAAGTCTGTGGCAATGGGGGCGGACAATATAACTATTGGCGATCCGTCTGATCCTGACTTTTACATTGGTGATCTTCATTCTGGCAATGCCACGCTTACTGAGAACGTGACGGATGCGCCTTCTGACTGGAAAGGCAACCGATACACCTATGATCCTGCCGCCGACCCTAAATGGGTTCAAGACCCCGACTGGGTGGACCCTGACGCCTAAAGGTATACGTTATGGCCTTAATTATTAAGGACAGAGTAAAAGAGACAACAACGACCACTGGCACGGGCAACGTGGCCTTGGGCGGCGCGGTCAGCAACTTTGTCACGTTTTCTTCTGTTCTGTCAGATAGTGACACCACCTACTACGCGATTGTAGACAGTAACAACTCTGACTTTGAGGTTGGCCTGGGAACATACGTTAGCAGCGGTAACACAATCGCCAGAACCACCGTGCTTGCAAGCTCCAACAGTGGCTCTGCTGTTAGTTTGTCAGCAGGAAGCAAAGTTATCTTTTGCGCGTTCCCAGCCGACAAGGCGGTGGTTGAAGACGCTAACGGTGTAGTGTCTATTGAGAACCTTCAGTTCGATACCAACGCTATGAAGGCCACCAACACCAACGGCAACGTACAGCTCACGCCAAACGGCACGGGTTTTGTTGAGCTGGTGGGTGCAACCAACTCGGGGGCGATACGCTTTAACTGCCAAGTAAACACTCACGGCGTGACCTTGAAGGGACCGCCCCACAGCGCCTCTGCTACTTACAGCCTAGAGCTTCCTGACGCAGACGGATCGGCAGGACAGCTTCTCAAGACAGACGGCAGCGGCAAGCTGGCGTTCACAAGCTCTTTGCCCGGAATCACTGCAACCGCCTCTGAAATCAACATCCTTGATGGTGTTACCGCAACAGCCTCAGAGATCAACATTTTGGATGGGGTGACCGCAACCACCGCAGAGATCAACTATCTCGACATTACTACCTTGGGTCTGACGCAGGCAAGCAAGGCTGTGACAGCAGATGCAAACGGTGTGGTCAGCTTTGATAACGGCACAATCGAAGAGGTCACGACCGTCACCTCTAGCTCTAACGCGGCCACCATTAACCTGCGTGACGGCAATTTATTTGAGCATGACCTGACAGAAAACGTCACCTACACCTTTAGCAACCCAGCCGCCGCAGGCAGGGCGTCATCATTTGTGCTGAAGGTGATTCAAGACAGCAGTGCCAGAACGATTACATGGCCCGGAAGCGTTGATTGGCCTGCGGCTACAGCGCCTACCCTGACTGCAACAAACAACGGCGTGGATGTATTTGTGTTCTTCACTATTGATGGCGGCACAACCTACTACGGCTTTGTTGCTGGTCAGGCACTGGGATGAGTGTAGGCACTAAGCTATTACAAGCCGCCGCTGGCAACGCTGGTGGTGACCCAGTTTATGTTGATGATGTTTTTTCGTGCACTGTGTATGAGGGTAACAATACATCAAGAAACATTGTTAATGGAATTGACCTAGCGGACAAAGGCGGTCTTGTTTGGACTAAAAATAGAGATGACTCGTTCGACCATAATTTTGTTGATTCAGCTAGAGGGTTAACAAACAGCCCGTATATCAGGTCTAATCAAACCGGCTCTCAGGGTACAGATGGTCAGGGTATTACAGTATTTAACAGCAATGGTTACACGGTAGGCACTTCTTACAGTTGGAACGCAAGCAACCAATCTCATGTTTCGTGGACTTTCGCCAAGCAAGAAAAGTTTTTTGACGTTTTAACTTATACGGGTGACGGGACAGACAATAGGGCTATAGCTCATAATCTTGGCTCTGTTCCGGGAATGATCTTGGTAAAAGTAACGTCTACCACTGACAATTGGATTGTTTACCACCGCTCCCTTGGATACACAAAGCTGTTGCGTTTAAACACGTACAATGCAGTATACACACAAGACAGGTGGGGCGATCAAAACCCTACATCAACACAATTCTATGTTGATAACAATCAAGAGTGTAATCAAAGTGGCGAAACCTACGTTGCTTACCTATTCGCCCACGACGAACAAGACTTTGGCGAAAATTCCGACGAAGCCATTATCAAGTCTGGCATTTATTCAGGTAACAGCGCAGGAAGTGCAACCACTAACCAAACAATCACTTTAGGGTTTGAGCCTCAGTGGGTAATGATAAAGAAATCCAGTGGCGGTATTGGTAGGTGGTCCATATTTGACAATATGCGTGGTGTTGCTTTTGGTGGCAGTGATAAGCACCTAAGCGCAGATATCAGTAATGCTGAACAGTCAGATGCTGGGCTGAGATTCGATCCTGATGGTTTTACATTAGAGGGCGGAAACTGGAACTACACTGATGGCTCTACAGCCCATGAATATATCTATATGGCTATCGCAAGACCCCACAAGCCAGCAAGTGAGTTTAGTAATACTGATGCGTTCAAGGTGCAGTACCTATCAGCGGGGGAAGGGTCCGATACATTTATCTCTACGGGCTTCCCTGTAGATTCTGTGTGGTACAGAAAAGGCACAGACTCAAGCCCGATCATATTTGGCGACCGGCTACGCGGCGGCGACAAAAGTGGCGGCGACCTAAAAACCTCCGACACTGATGCGGACGCAGGCAATAGCGGGGCGTTTTTCTTAGACCATAGCGATGGTGTAACGGTCGATCATTCTGGCGGGCATTTTAATGCGTCACCTTCTGCAACTGACGAACAATATGCTCGTTATTTCTTTAGGCGTATGAGAGGATTTTTTGACGTTGTAACCTACGAGGGTAATGTAACCGCAGGGCGACAGCTTGCCCATAACTTAGGGGTTGTGCCAGAACTATTAATTTTTAAAAACAGATCGAACGCTGGCTATGATTGGCGAACGTATACTGGAGACAGCCCGAGCAGATATTTAAATTTAAACGATAACGGGGCTGGGGTTACAAGCGGCGCGAATGACCTCAATGGCACGGCCCCAACAAGCTCTGTGGTGACTGTAGGGTCAAGTGGTTTTGTTAATGGCTCCAGCAAAAATTATATAATGTACTTGTTTGCCTCAGCGACCGGCATATCAAAAGTTGGCACTTACACAGGAACCGGTAGCGACCTTAACGTAGACTGCGGCTTCACTGCTGGCGCTAAACTCGTCATAGTTAAGCGTACTGACGGAACTGGTCATTGGTATTTATGGGATTCTGGGCGCGGAATCGTTTCTGGCAATGACCCTTATTTCTTAATGAATGACCAATCCGCAGGGCAAGTTAGCAACACTGATTACATTGACCCGTTAAATGCTGGATTCACAATTACATCATCAGCGCCAGCGGATTTGAACGCTAGTGGCGGCACTTATCTTTTTTACGCAATCGCATAGGATTATCAACTATGAGCGAATATCGAGTAAGGGATACGGGCGAGGTTAAAACACAAGGCCAGCTACGTTCAGACAACCCAAATATGTCGTTGCCGAAAGCGTGGAACAGTAGCACCTGTGACGCCTTGGGCGTTGACCCAGTGCTGGCGGCTCCAGCGCCCGAGCCTAGCGGTACGCATAAGATCGTAGTGCGCAACGGTGCGGTGCAAGACGCAGATGGCAACTGGGTGCAAGCGTGGGCCGAGCGAGAAATGTTCACCGAGTACACTGACGCTGATGGCAACTTGCAAACGGTAGAAGCGCAGAAAACGGCATACGATGCAGAGCAGGCGGCGAAGCGGGCGGCGGCAGAAAGAGAAGCGCGAGATGAATTGCTGAAAGAAACCGATTTTTACGCGCTAACGGATGTAACAATGTCAGACGCGATGCAAAAGTATAGGCAGGCGTTGCGTGATGTGCCACAGCAGACAGACTTTCCCAGCAAAATCGACTGGCCCACAAAGCCGTGATATGTGGAAGTCATCGTCCTGTATCTGGTGTTGGACACCTACACCTACACATGGGCGATAGGCAGCAGAACGCGCTTAGAACATTACCGGATATGCAGATATAAGGAGCTAAATAGCGAGTCGGATCAGACCTACACCTGGTACTTGCCGTATTTCAGCTCGTACTGTGATCCCTATGTAGTTTACGAGGTTCCTAATGATTGACCCGATCACAGCAGCGGCGGCGGCGACCAAAGCGTATGCGGGGGTCAGAGCCTTTATCGAAGCCGGTAAAAGTATTGAAGACACGTTCCAGGTAGTCGCTAGGTGGCAGGGTCATGCCAGCGACATCATGTACGCCAACAAGCGTCACAAAAAACGCACAAATCCTCTCAAGCAAGTGGTTTTTTCTCAGTCTATTGAGGCAGAAGCCGCGCAAATGTTTGCCGCAAAAAAACGCATAGAAAACCAACGCAAAGAAATAGTCACGTTGTTGCAGTATGCATACGGCAATGAGGGTCTTGAAGAATACAGAAACTGCATGAAAGAGGTGCAGGAGCAAAGGCAAAGAGAGGTTTATGCCCAGCAGGAAGCCAAGGACGCGATAATCAAGTCATTCTGGATTGTTGTGTTAGTAGGGGTAGCGGGAGGCATCATAGCCTTTATTTTTGATGCGGTATCAAGCAGAGGGTAGTATGGATCAAGGCATGATTAACACAATCATTACCCTCGGCGCAGGCATTTTTGGGTGGCTTATGAAGACGCTGTGGGATTCTGTCAGAAAGCTGGAGACAAATGTCAGCGGTATAGAGGTTCGTGTTGCCGGTGATTACGTCAAGCGCGATGAGTTTCGACAGGACATACAGCGTATCTTTGAGAAGCTGGATACCATCGAAGCCAAAATAGACTCCAAGGCTGATAAGTAATGTTTGGTGCTACTGGCTTTTCTGCGGCTCCGTTTGGGGCAAGCTCTGCTACAGGGCCGGTTGGTGTTAGCGGTGTTGCGGCTACAGGCGGTGCTGGTAGCGTATCCATAAATGGTGACGCCGATGCGGTTGTCACTGGCCTTCAGGCCACAGCCTCCAACGGCGTCCTTATATTTAACGAGTCAATAGCAGTAACTGGGCTTGCCGCCACAAGCGGTGTCGGCAGTGTTACGGTGTCTCTGCCTGCCGGAATTACGGTGACGGGCGTTTCAGCCTCCATGCCGATGACCTCGCTAGAAGCAGGAGGCTCCCTGCTAGGTGGCTTGGCGCTATCTGAAGAACCGTTTGCCTCCCTGTCCGATGACAGCCTACAGATTAGCTTCCAGCTTGGTGTTGGAGCATCTGTCACTGGCGTTGCCGCTACGGGATCGGCAGGTAGCGTTACAGTCAATGCTGACGCCAATGTTTCTGTAACTGGTGTTGCAGGCACTGGTCAGGGCGGTTCTATTACAATCGACGGCGACGCGATTGTTGCGGTTACAGGGCTGGCAGGGACTGGCGGCGTAGGCGCTGTCACTGTTACCGAAGGCGCGGGCATCAATGTTGCGGTTGGCTCGGCATCAGCACAGGGTCAGGTTGGCGTTGTTACCGCGATTGGAAACATAAGCGTTCTCGTGACAGGCGTTGCGGCAACAGGAGCCACATCCGGCGCATCCATTGTTGCATGGAACGAAATCATACCGAATCAAGACCCAAATTGGACAGAGATAGCGGCGTAGGTGAATAGATGACTAGCTCATATACAGACAACCTAGGTGTTGAAAAGATCACAACAGGCGATCAGGCTGGTCTGTGGGGTGCGACTACCAACACCAACTTTGACCTGTTAGATCAAGCGATTGATGGGATATTAGAGCTTACCCTGTCGTCAGCCGGTAGCTCTGGCTCTCCTACTGCACTGCCAATTACGGACGGCACGGTATCTAACGGCAGAAATAAGTTTATAGAGTTTAAAGATAGCGGCGATCTTGGAGGTACGGCGTTTGTGCAATTAACGCCAAACAACGCAGAAAAGATTGTATTTGTCAGGAACAGCCTGTCAGCAAACAGATCGGTCATATTGTTTCAAGGGACATATAACTCATCGAACGACTTTGAGCTAACCAACGGCAAAGACGCTGTTATCAAGTTCAGCGGCTCTGGGTCGGGTGCCACGGTCACTCAGGTTTTTGTTGACTTGTTAGCAACAACTGTAACGGCCAATCTGACAGGAAACGTGACTGGGAACATTACAGGTGCAGTCACTGGTAACGTCACCGGCAACCTGACGGGAAACGTAACGGGAAACGTAACAGGCGACCTGACGGGAAACGTGGCAGGGAACGTGACCTCGACGGGATCGTCTTCATTTTCTTCTATTGATGTCAACGGCGGCGCTATAGACGGCACCCCGATTGGAGCAAGCTCTGCCAGCACGGGCGCGTTTACAACACTCAGTACCACGGGTACGGCAACGCTGCCCACTGTAGACATAAACGCAGGCAACATTGATGGCACCAACATAGGCGCGTCCACTCCAGGTGCGGGTACGTTCAACGCTCTAGCCACTACTGGTGACAACATCAGGATAGACACCAGTCAGACACCAGCCAACTCTTCAGCGTCAGGTACAAAGGGCGAAATAGCTTATGACACAGAGTACATATATGTCTGTGTTGCAACTAACACATGGAAAAGGGTTGCACTGTCCACCTTCTAAGGAGGCGTTATGTTACAAGCTCTGATTGGCCCTGTTACTGGTCTACTTGATAAGTTCATACCAGATGCAGACGAAAAAGCGAAGCTCGCGCATGAGATCGCAACGATGTCGGAGAGACACGCCCAAGAGCTTGCGAAGGGCCAGATTGAGATTAACAAGGCTGAAGCGGCACACAAATCAATGTTTGTCGCAGGCTGGAGGCCGTTTGTGGGCTGGACTTGCGGCGTTGCTTTGGCTTGGCACTTTGTGGGCCAGCCTATTGCTATTTTTGTTATTACATTTGCTGGTGTGGACGCCCCTCCGCTACCTGTATTTGAAATGGAAAGCCTGCTGACAGTCCTTCTTGGGATGTTGGGTCTGGGTGGTTTAAGGACGTTTGAAAAGACCAAACAGGTAGCAAGAGAAAAATGACACCAGAGCAACTTAACGCATGGCGCATCATCCCACGGATACTAATGTTTGCCATGATTGCCATGACATACAGGACAGTAGAATGGTTTATGGGTCTTCCCGACCCTAATCCAGAGCAAGCGGCTTTAGTTAGCGTTATGACGGGAGCTTTGACTGGCGCGTTTGGTTTGTTTCTTGGAAAAAAAGAGTGAGCGAGTTTAAATACTTCAAGCTGTCTGATTTTAACTGTCAGGAGACAGGTGAGAACGAGATGGACTTGGACTTTATCAGGAGTCTTGACGAGCTAAGAGAAGCCTGCGGCTTTCCGTTCATAGTCAACTCTGGGTTCAGGTCTGCCAGTCATAGCGTAGAGGCAAAGAAGTCAAAGCCGGGAATGCACAACTCAGGAGTTGCTGTTGACATATCAGTAGCAGATGGAGTGCAGAGACTAGCCGTTGTACAAAAAGCAATAGAGCATGGATTTACAGGCATTGGCGTAGCCAAGACATTTGTTCATGTAGACAAGAGAACCTCTACCCCAGTGATGTGGACGTACTGATGGCGCTTACAAAGATTCAGTTCAAGCCGGGAATAGACAAAGAAGGCACCCAGTACAGTGCCGATGCTGGCTGGTTTGACTCAGACAAGATTCGCTTTAGAAAAGGCCGCGTTGAAACTATAGGCGGCTGGCGTAAGTACATCAGCACAAAGATAGAAGGCGTTGCCAGATCGCTATTTGACTGGGGTTCTGCTGACGGCGACAAGTATCTGGGTGTTGGCACTAACCTCAAATTCTATGTGGAGTCAGGCGGAATCCTGTCAGATATAACGCCAATCAGGCTGACCACATCTGCCGGTGATGTGACCTTTGCGGCAAGCAATGGGTCGTCAACTCTGGTGGTCACAGACACAGCACACGGCGCAGTAGAGGGTGACTTTGTAACTTTTTCTGGCGCAGCGTCACTGGGCGGCAATGTCGTAGCAAATGTATTGAATCAGGAGTATCAGATAGACCTGATCGTCAATGCCAACAGTTACAACATTACAGCGAAAGATACGTCAGGGGCCACGGTTACAGCTAACAGCAGTGATACTGGCAACGGCGGTGGCTCGACGGTAGGCGCATACCAGATTAACACTGGCACTAACTTTTACGTTGACAGCACCGGCTGGGGCGTGGGTGGCTGGGGTATATCTGCGTGGGGAGAGTCGGTCACCATTACGTCCTCCAATCAGCTACGGCTGTATAGTCAGGACGCCTTTGGCGATGACCTGATATTTAATCCGAGAGGTAGCTCTGTTTATTTCTGGGACGAAAGCGGTGGCACAAGCACACGGGCGGTGGAGCTTTCCTCTTTGGGTGGTGCGTCAAACACGCCAGTTGAGGCGCTCCAGGTCATGGTGTCTGACCTCGACAGGCACGTTATATGTTTTGGTTGTAATGCAATTGGGTCATCAACCTTAGACCCGTTGCTAATTAGATGGTCAGATCAAGAAAACGCAGTTGACTGGACGCCCACAGCAACCAACAGCGCAGGCGGTCAGGTAATCTCTACCGGCACAACTATTGTCGGGGCGATCAAGACTCGTCAGGAAATACTGGTGTTTACCGATGTTGGCATACAGGCCATGCGGTTTGTAGGTGCGCCGTTTATCTATTCATTCTCGCCTGTTGCAGAGAATGTCAGCATGATCTCGCCCAAGGCAGGCATTGCGGCGGCAGACAGTGTTTTCTTTATGGACAGGGAGGGATTCTATGTCTATCGCGGTTCTGTACAAAGATTGCCTTGCACGGTTCTCGACCATGTGTTTTCCAATTTGCAATTTCAGCAGAGATTTAAGATATACGCTACGACAAACCCTGACGACTCAGAGGTAACGTGGTTCTATCCGGTCGGTGATGCGAGTGTAGATATCACCAACTATGTGACATACAACTATCTAGAAGACAATTGGGCTATTGGCACCTTGGACCGTGGTGCGTTTATTCATGCGCCGACCAAGGAGTTTCCGGTGGCCGCGTCATGCAGCCTTACAGAAGATAATTACCTGTACATCCATGAGTTCGGACACAGCGCAGATGGCGAGCCGCTGAATGCGTTTATTGCCTCTGGTGGTATAGGTCTGGGGGATGGCGAGCAGTTTGCCGCAGTTCGCAGGGTGATCCCTGACTTTACATTCAGAGGCACCACAGCGGCTGTTGACCTGTCCCTTGAGGTCAAAGGCAAAGACTTTCCGCTCGACACGGAGGCTTTGCTAGACACTGCCACGATAGCTAACAACACAGGCCAGTTTCACCTGAGAGCCAGAACCCGCGAGATGATTATCAAGATATCGACCAACGGCCGTGACTATGGGTGGACGCTGGGTGATCTACGATTTGATGTCAGAACGGACGGACGCCGCTAATGCCTAAGTACACAACCCTGCCAGTAGCTGACAGCGAGTATAGCCAGCAAAACGAGCAGGTTGCCCGTCGATCAATAGAGCAGTCATTACAGGACATATCGACCACTGTAGAAGGCAACACAAACAAGACAAACAAGGACTCGTCACTAGCCCTGCGCCGGTTTCAGTTTTTATTGATGGGTGCAAGCAATGCCTGACGTTATCAAGGTTCTTGGTCAGCTTGACCCGTCAGCAACCACAACAACTACGCTGTATACGGTGCCTGACCTTAATCAGACAACCGTTAGCTCTATCAATGTTGCAAATCGCACATCTGGCGCACTGACATTTAGGTTAAGTGTCCATGTGGGCGGTGCGGGAGCAGACAATAAACAGTTTATTTACTATGATAAGTCAGTCTCAGCTACAGACACATTTTCTGCTGTGTTAGGACTGACACTCAACCAAAGCGATGTGGTAA